TTTATTGATACCTCACTATAGCATCTCACTTTGATTAAAACGTACATGTCTATTTTCCTCGTTTTTCAAAGAAAATGCAAGAAGAGACTCATGGAAACCATATAGAAATAACCGGTTCCTTCCCGATATGGAAGGAAAACCGGCTGACTTTAGAGCTCTAGCTCACCCATACGCAGAAGCTCGACTACAGCCTGTGAACGGCCTTTGACTCCTAGCTTTTGCATGGCATTTGTTATGCGTACCTTTTACAAACGAGTATAACTTACAGGATCATTTAAATCTATAATGAAAATTCATTTTCCCGTTTGGATGGATAACAATATGATCAATAAGCTTATCAAACACATGCTTCAAATCGTTCTCTTTGTCTTCAAGCTCTCGTAAAACCGCCTGCATTTCCATCATAGAACTTTTCTCATCATGGACCTGCTGTAAGGAAAATAAACTCTGTTCAAGCTTAACAATTTTAGCTTGAATGTCATTTCGTTTCATTTGAAATTCTGATTTGGTAATCATTTGATCTTCTAAATAAAGTTCAAGCAACCTTTTGTTTTTCGCTTCTAGAGATTTCAACTCTGCTTTGATAGACTTTATTTGTTTTTCTTTTTGTTCAAATGCATTTTTTTTGTAGTCGTGTGATATATCCCTAGAGAATTCAATGAGATTCGCAATCACTAAATCTCGGACCTCTTCATAAGTGATTGGAACATGGTTCACACAGCCTTCGGGACCAGACCTCCTGTAATTACTGCATTTAACATATTTCCAATAAGTTTTCTCTCCGTTTTTTTTGGCTCTGCTGGTTTGGATAATGACCATATTAGATCCGCATTTCCCGCAAATAAGCAGTTGTCTAAGCTCATTCCACGGTGTGAATTTAGTTTTTTTATTAACTGTTGGTTTATTATTTGCTTTCTCCCACTCTTCTCTTGAGACAATCGGCGGGCAAAAGTCTTCATAAACGTTCCATTTTTCAGGTGGATTTCTTATAAACTTTTTCCTGCCATCAACTTTGATCGTGGTATGTCTATTAGCAATGTGCACACCACAATAAATCGGGTTTTTTAATATGGTCTGAACTGTTGTAAGCTGCCAGTTTCTTGTTGTTCTGGGAGGAGGTATTTCACCAATTTTGCACTTTTCTTGCAATGCATATGTAACTCTTTTCTGACCTAGTCCCTCGTTATTATAAAGGTGAAAAATTAATCTTATAACTTGTGCTTCATTTTCGTTAATTACAAGGTGTTTTCCCTTTTTCATATAACCGTAGGGTACTCGACCAGAATGTTCACCACGCCTTGCTTTTGCTGCAAGTACACCACTTATATTGACTGACATAGACTTAGGTAACTGCTCCGCAAACAGAGCAGACATTTCAAATTTCATTGACGCTTTACTCTCGTAAAGGGAGTCGTAGTCTTCTTCGAGTGTAACGACACGAACCCCATTAGACACCAGAATCTCTCTGATGTATAACGCATCTTTTAAATCACGGGCAAGACGTGTGATGGACTTAAAAATCACCATTTTTATTTCTTTCTTTTCCGCCAATGAAAAAATGTATTTCATGGCAGCCCTATCTTCAAGGACGGTTCCGCTGATACCATCATCCAACAAAACAGAACGGTCATCCCATTCATAATTGTGTTGCTCGATCCAATAGCGGCAAACGTCAATTTGGTTTTCTTTAGAACTTATTTGCTCATCTCGATCTGTCGAAACCCTTGTATAGACCTTATAAGGGTAATCGTCATATCTGATGATTTCGTCAACTGATTCTTTTTGGAAAGGCATATAACACACCCCAATTGTGAATTGTTCTTATTAAATTATAACATCTTAATTGCCGATTCCGTAATATTCTTATTCTGGAAAAAATCACTTCTATATTCTTTCTAATTCAATAATATGATAGACTTATTTGGTAAATATTTGATTTTTGCAGAGTTTACATTGCATCGAATAATGTAAATGTTCATTTTAACAAAAGGAGGATTATTATGATTTTTTTTATGGGTTGTCTAACAATCTTTTCAGTTTTAGGCTTAATTTTAGGAGTCGTATTTCTCATAGTTAAAAAAACAAGAAGAAAAGGCAAGATATTAACTCCTATTGCATTTGTGTTTGCTATAATCGGTTTCTGGTATATGGGGTCACCGATACATAATGAGCAATCAGAAGATAACAATCAAGAAACTTCAGCGTCTTTAGCCGATACGAATTCAGTAGATACTTATGAAGATGAAGACGAGGAAGACCTAAATTTAGATGACAGCACACACCATACAGTTGATTGGTCTATAATTAAGGACAATGTAGAGTTCAGGATTGATCAAGTGAGTATTGTAAAACAGGATCTTGAATCAGATGATCAAGGTATTATAGGTGTCCATTTCATTATCGATAATAAAAGTAATAAAGACATTTCAACTTACCCTACTCAGAGTACTCTACTCACAAACACAAGAGAGCAAATTAAAGCCAGTGTTAATAGTGAGAACTTCGACGGGGATATCATGTCTGGAGCAAAAACAGACGGCTTTGTTCTTTTTCCAGTCAAAAAGTTAAGCAAACTTGAAGACATTAATTCTGTACGAGTTAAGTGGAATTTCTGGCCTGATAAAAATACTTCTGAAGGATTAAAAGAACTTGATGCCCAATTAAGTTTTTAATCTGTTACTTATAAAGGTTATAAACGATAATCTCTATTTCACATCAAAAATCCTAAGGTAACCCTTCGACTTGAAGGGTTTTTTATTTACGCTTATAATCGAACGTATATTCTTATTCGGGAGGGTATGCCATGACGGATCTTGAAAGAAAGCTTTATCGAATAATCTACAATATGAGTCGGTTTCGCAAGAACCCTTCGATGGATGAACTTAAACGGAAAACGGGCAAGGATGAGCCATCAATCCGTAATGCGATTAAGAATCTAATGTCCCGAAAAGAGCTTGAATGGGATAAGGACAAGAAGGAATGGCGGTTTAAATAAGAACATTTCACAATCTCGTCACAAACGGCGGGATTTTTATTTAGTATATTTTTACCATTTTTATAAAAAGTATGGAAAATTAAACCTGTTAATTGTTACCATACGGGTGTGGCACAATACTTTTAGGGGGAGGATGTTTAGTATGAACGGTTTATTGCGCAAGCTAAATGTAAAACTTACACTTGTATTAACACTTATTGTGACTCTTGGAATCACTTCTGCTTTTGGTCAGGCATCAGCCAAAGAACAATGGGACCCTCAAAAACAGCAAAGAATTGCACAGGCTATTTTCGAAGCTGCTACATACAATGAAGTAGATAAAACTTTTTCCTTTGATGAATCCAAAGTGATCAATGCTGGTTTACCAAAGGGTATTTCATTAGAGATCAAAAATCATTTAGAATCATTGGCCGGTACTGATGCTGAAAAAGTGTATCAAGATCAATTAGCTGCACAGAAAAAAGGTGAAGTGACAACTATGGTTGCTCCGCTAGTGATATGGGCGGCAAAAGTATTGGCTGGCGCAGGTCTAGCATGGTTAGGTAAAAAGCTTTTAGATATGGGCGGCCATGAATTTTGCAAACGTTACAAGAACGAAAATAAAACAACTAAGTATGTTTGCAAATTCCTTTAATTTTTGAAAGGAAGTGGTTTAATTGAAAAAAACAAATTGGTTTCTGTCTGTGTTTATAACTGCTTTAATCTCCTTTGTAATTCAATCGGGATTAAGTAAATTCGGCGTGATTAACATGTCAAATATTTGGGCAGATTTGGTCAGTTGGATAGTAATATTCTTTGTCGTATTCATTGGCGTTGAAGCATCTTTTAGAACGATCAATAAAATGAGGCATCGAACTGAATAGAGACAAACAAAAAGCCCTTCCTTTTGGAGGGGCTTTTCAATTCTGAATTTCGCTTTAATCTTAGGATCATATATGCGCTATTACACTTATAATTGTCTCCTCTATAACATTATAGAGCAAATTGAATTTACTGCTTATTTAACTTAAGGATCCCATTACCTTCTATTCTTTTGTCATATCCTAGATGTTCAGTTCGCTTTATAATTTGAGCATAAATCTCTGGTTCCTTAAAACTTCGCTCAAACTCTTTTTCGCACTGGTTGATTATAAGTGCTGCACCACCAGCAACATGAGGGCATGCCATAGAAGTTCCTGAAAACTCGGCATATTTTCCACCAGGAATTGTAGAGATAATTTTGACTCCTGGCGCAACTAGATCAATCTCGAGACTGGTGTTTGTAAAACAAGGCCACTTACCTTCCAAATCTACAGCTCCTACTTCAACAACTTCGTGATAATTACCTGGATAGCTGTATTCATCTTTTAAAGGAGAACAGTCTCCTCCACTGCTGAAATCACCTTCGTTCCCAGCAGCACATACAACAAGAATATCTTCGTTAACTGCTTCTTTTATTGCATCATGCAATTTCGGATCATCTTGTGGACCTCCTAAGGACATATTAATAACGCGAATTTTTTCTCTGTTTGGTCCTCTCCATTTAATACAATATTGAATTGCTTTGATGATATCGTTATTTGAAGCTCCGATATTTCCATTACTATCTTTTTTAAAAACTCTACCAATAAAAAGGCTTACTTCTGGAGCTACCCCGACTACGCCTGCATCATTTATTGTCGCTCCTATAGTCCCAGCAACATGTGTACCATGTTGATCAATATCAGAAAAATCATTATGATCTCCTTGATCAGTAAAATTCTTACCGTCTATAATCCTGTCCTTTAAATCTGGATGAGTGTGATCACACCCAGTATCTAAAATTGCTACAACTACTCCTGCCCCTTTAGCACTCTTGTCCCAAACCTCTGGAGCTTTAATCATTTTTACACCTGCTGGTATTTCTTTCACATCTTCAATTACTGATTCAACAGTATATGGAATAAGATTAAAATCTGCCATAAAAAACACTCCTTAAGTTATTATAAAGCTAGTTTGCCTTTGCATTTTAACTTTATACATAAAGTAGGGTTTTCATTTACTTCTGTTTTACTTCAACATATTTTGAAGAAGCTGTGATATAAAGACCTGATTTAAGCTTATACATTTTCGATCCGTTAACCGTCACAGTCTTATCAATTGTAAAAGCCTCTCCCGGCTTTACTTTTTTGTGTTTCGTTGACCAACTAGGCTTATCATAGACCCATAGCCACCCGTCAGCATTCGGCTTCACCACGGCCATTTTAACGCCTTTTGGCGCTGGTTTATTAGTTGGCTTTGTTTTATTTGAAGAAGACACCTTTTTTAAACCAACAGCTGCAGCAATTCCTTCCGCGTGCCCCTCGGCCAATTGGTTCAGGAACGAATCTTGTTTCAGCAGCGCGGCATCTTCTTTGCGGTCAATGAAAAGGTTCTCTGTCAATATTGCTGGCATTTTTGTTCCTCTTAACACTGCAAGGTTTTTTGACTTGGTTCCACGGTTTGATGTTTTATCTTTGATTTTCCTGAGAATCGCATCGTGTACGATCGTTTGTTGTTTGCCAGTGCTGGATGCTGCAGACAATTTATCAAAACGATACGTCTCAAAACCCGTTCCCCCGCCAGCATTGATATGGATAGATGCAAAATAATCAGCGCCCCAATTATTTGCTAGTCTAGCTCTTTGAGACAGATCAACGTAAACGTCAGTTGATCGTGTGAGCTTGACGGTTGCCCCATAGAGCTTTTCGAGAATCACTTTAGTTTTCTTGGCAATGGTAAGTACAAGGTCTTTTTCTTTCAACCCGTTTGCTACTGCGCCGGGATCGTGCCCGCCGTGTCCTGGATCAATCATAATTTTCTTTGTCATGTTCATCTACTCCTTAATTTGTTTTTATATAGAAAAAAGCCGCCGATTACTCAGCAGCTTTCTTTTCTGATTCTTCTTTTTGACTATCATTTTCAATCACATGCAATCTGTCAGTGATTGCAGCCGGAATTTTAACGCCGATCTGTGCAAGGTTCTCTACTATAGAAAGACCTTCGTTTGCAATATAAAAAAGCACTGTCCCAAAGGTCAGCACTCCATTTAAACCCATAATCTGATCAATAATGTTGGCCACAATCACGACAACAAAACTAAGCATTTTTCGCACGTAACCGAACCATGCAGTTCGGCTGCGTAGCTTGCCGATCTTCCATGCTTTAATGATTCCTGTCAACACATCGATGACACTCAACAGCAAGAGCAAGTCCAAAAATTTCACTCCGCCAAATAGGTATGTTCGTGCAAGATCCAAAGTTTCAAAGTTTATAAACACTATCGTTTCCTCCATTTCTTTAATCACCTCCTTTCGAAGGCAAAATAAAAAGCACCTGTTAAGATGCTGTGGTTCCTAAATCTGCAGAAGCAGCTGGCTTGTCGAATGCGACGCCTGTGATCTGCTTAAACTCTTCTTTTGTTATTACTTCTAATGCGACATACTCCCGCATGATCTCAAGAGTGTAAACGCCCCAATCCCAAAATACTTTTATGTCGGCCGCCGTTGGATAAATCATAATGCCCCGCCTTTCTGCAACTGCGAAAGCTGCAATGTAAGGAGAGCGACTTGTTTTTTTAGCAGCGCTACATCATCTGGTGGCGGTGGATCAGGCTGCAAACTATCAATGTATTCTTGTGTTGCTGATTCAAACCACTCTTCTTTTTTGGGATCGTACTTTGCAATAAATAACCCATCTGGTGGCTGTTTATCTGTATAGCCTTTGGGGATATTTTCTCCGTTTTCTACATCTACTAAAATGTCTTTCTCTGCTTGCCAAATGTAATTTTTATCATATTTATACACCCAGATCATATTCGTCACTCCCCCGTTTACTTTGTTCTAAATTGGACCCCAAACGTAATAAATTCATTTGGGTTTACCGTATTAGAACAAGATTGAACACAAACACGACCGTCAGTACCTATATAGGTTCGGTGATATTGCGGGACACCCGGTGTCCCCAAACTGGATGCTACACCAATAAAGTGAAATGACTGCAAAGGAAAAAATCCTTCAAGTAATGTAAACGCCTCGACATCATTACCAATCACACCACCAGTAATAGACCCGATGATCTCCACCACTCCCGAAGCATCTTTTGAATAGCGTAACGTGTGCGGAAATCCATCTGATGATACATATTGCTTCCATCCTTTGGACAATGAAGGTGTTTTCCAAGTGACTGCAGCATCTCCGTCTGTTATGAGACGTTTCCAACCTCGAAAGCCTTGTGCATGGAACGTGCCAATCCAAGTCATATTATCAAATGATCTCGTGGCAATAATCCTTTTGTAATTAATTTCATTTTGGACATATGATGTTTCTAAAACTTCAATGTAATAGAAACTGGAATCATTCTCTACAGGCAGATTTAACAGATTTGCTCCCATATAAAAACCCGTTGGAAGTAAAAAAATATCAGTACCGTTTGGCAGCCTTGCAACTTTACCGTCGTTAGGTGTAAGCCTGTGCAGCTGGCCGTTATTCCAGTTACTTTTTTCTGATTCTGTTACGTGAATCTTTTTGTTTTCAAGGTGCGGATCGACGTACTCTTTTGCCGATTCCAGTGCCGCCGCTACTTTATCTTTTGCACCTGCAGGTGTTTCCGCGTGATCATCCGTGTATTTTTTAGCTGCCGCAAGTGCTGCATCTGCTTTAGACTGCGCGCCCTGTTTTGTTTCGATTTTTTCCAAGTCCTCAAACTTGTCTCTCAGTTCATCAATCGTTTGTATAGACTCTTCGTAAAGCTCATTTATCTTTGCTCTTAAAGCCTCGAACTCGTCCACATAATACTCAGTGATTGGCACAATATCTTGATCAATGAGAGACCTTGAAATGTTAAAAGAGAATTGATGTACGGACATAGATTGATCATTTGCATAGTACAAATTCAGCTCAGCTTGTACATTTCCATGATGCTTGATCTCTTCATCTGTCAAAACGTACTCGGCGTGTCCGTTCACTCTATCAACTATCGTTACGTCTCGAATGAATCGGCTGCCGTCGGCCATAACTAATACAAGTTTTCCTGTGACAGCTGCAAGAGGCAAAGGTACGCCATCTTTCGTGAGCTTGAAAGTTAGCCTTGCTGTCTGTCGATCCTGTGTCCAAAAATTTATGCTGGTTGATACGCTTGAACTGGTATATGCGTTTACATCAAAATCAAGTGGACCATTTTTGCGAATCATGTTATCACCTCTCTCATGTTACATTTTCAAATGATTTAATAGGATCAACGCTGTTGTCTTTCAAAGAACCTTCTGCGCCAGCTCCTTTCAGTCGATTGCCGAAATGCTGAATTCGAGAACACTTGCTAGTAAAATACATAGCGAATCTGCATTTTTTCCCACGCACTTTGTTGAATCTTGCTGCTGAATCTGTGACTCCATCCATGAAGATAATTCCGTAATACGGGTTTGATGAAGAAGTCCTTTTACCAGCATTCTGAATATCGCTGAAATCAACGTTTATGTCCTCTGAATCACCTGAAACAGAAATCCCCGAATATCCAACTTCACGTAAGGTGGTGTTTGTGACATCAATGTTCTTACACCCTAATTCTACGCGTACACCGTTCCCCTCGATGTCCCGTCCTATGTTTAGATCAGCTTTACCATTGCTGCAGCGTGTTAAGAGCACCCCATGATGCTTGATGTCTCTAAATTGATTGTGAGACACCAAAAAGCCATCCACGTCTGATAAGTGAATAGCATGCTTGACCTTTACGCCGTTGATTTTATTCCCTGAAACATCTAGGTCATCAATTTTTTGAATTCCTTTCCGGCCATATACTTGAATGGCATGACGCTCTTTGATATTGGTAAAAGTGTTATCTTTGACTGAAAGACGCTTTACCTTGTTGACCCTGTTTGTAGGATTGCCGTTTGCGTCTTGCGTGTAGACCGATTCAACTCTTGGAATCATTAATCTTACGCCGGATGCACAATCCTTAAATCTGTTTCGGCTTATTACAACGTCTTCCCATTTGTTCCCTGAAATTGCGTACTCGGTCGTATCTTCAAAATCGTTGTTTTCGATACGAATATCAGAATACCAAAAGCCATCTGTGCTGGTGTGAGAATCTATCCCCCGTGCATATCCTTTTAAGCTTTCGGATCTGCTGAAATAGCAGTCTCGAATAGTAACATGCTTGCTGACGGTTTGGTCATAAGCACCAAAAGCGCCGAAATTGCCCTCCGACCTCATTAGGTCCAGCTGAATCGCAGCAGAAAACCACCTGTCGCCTTTATAATCGGCGAAACCTTTAAACCAGACATTTTCTATTAATACGTGTTTATTACCCGCACAGTCAAAGGCATGACCGCCGCACACATCTTTGATAGTGATGTCCCGTATGATAATGCGCTCAGCATGTGCAAAACCTATGACTGAACATTGTTCTTTAATCTCTCCCCCTGCGCTATCAAACATTCCCTGACCGTCAATCAGCAAATTCCCATGTCCCTCATAGCCTTTGGTTTGATCGTCTTTGTCACCATTTACAAGCATTGACCCTACAAATCCGCGCCTTATAACGGCACCAGCTTGTAAGGTCAAATGAGTATTTTTATAGATGCGGGCAGTCTCCATCAGCTTGTAATTACCGGGAGGCACGACAATATGCACAGGATATAATTTCGCAAGACTTAGTGCAGCCTTAAATCCAGATGTAAAACTCCCGTATTTCTTGATGAATTTTTTGAGATTAAGAGAAACTGCAGCATCTTCTATTTCCTGCTCAAGAATTTGAAAGTCATAATCCAATCTGTCTTTTGCGGTGGGATGAATGGATGCATCCCTAGCGACACGAATATCTACGACTTCCTTTACGTCTTTTCCATCATGATTCAATACAAGATTGATAATCCTAGACCATAAGTTGTCTATACGATTCGCAACTGAATACAACCCGTGTTTGATTTGATTTGACGTATGAGCAATATCGCTTGTTTTATGTCGTTTCAAATCATCTTCATTCTGATTCAAATGATTTTCTATAGACTGCATATCCTCTCGCAGCTGCTCTGCGTATTTCGAGTTTCGTCTAGTGTCATAGTCCTTTCTAAGCCTCACCATATTCTCACTCTCCTTTTTTGGCAAAAATAAAAAGACCCTATCTAAGCGTCTTGAGCATGTCGTTTATATATCGTTGTAAATTTTTCATTTTCTTCACTTGATCTACATTAATACGCTGAATGTCCTTGCGGAAGTTCGCAAATGTTATCGTTGGGCTACTATACGGATTGAGAGGGTTATGCTGAAATGATACAACCCTTAGATCATCCTCAAAGGTTATTCCATCTGCAGTATCCGCAATAACATGGATTGTGTCACCTAACCAAAAATCTTGTTCAATTTCAAGCAATTTCGGCTCATAGATTTTTTGGAATTCTACTTCCACAGTCATTTCTGGGTAAGGGTTAACATGCTTCTTTAACGCAGAAATAATGCTGCTAGATTTTTTGTACCTCTCGTCTTTAATTGGCTCCGCCCAACGTGGTTTACCTTCAATGAGAAATTTATCTTCATCGGGATGAATGTAAAGAACTGGCTCAAAAACATACTCAGGCTCTTTCTCTTCATCTTTTTTCACTTCTTTTTCATCTTCTGTTGTTTTGCCATCAACTTTTGAGTCAGAAGCGGAATCTATTTCTTTTTGTGCGCCGTATCCCCACGCACGAGTAGTACAATTTTGGGAATCTGTCGTTATAGTGATACCTGGCATGTTATAACGACTATCAAGCACAAAGTCTATTTCTTGTCCCATCTTTTTGTAAACATGGATTTTGTAATTATCTACGTCTAACTCTATGTCATAATCTTCAATGATTTCATCCATAAGCTCTGTGGAATTTTTTTCACCAAAATTTTCTTGTTCCGCAGAAGAAATTTCATCATCTTTTGCATGAATGACATATTTGAAATCAGTTCCTTTGAGGGCAATATCTAGCGCTTCTTTAATGCTTAACTTCTTAGAAACTGTTTTTTCAATTCTGTTATTAATCAACAGGACAGTGAAGATGTGCGCAGCTGTAACCGTTTTTGTCAGCATTCCATTTTCTTGATGAAGACTCACGTTGGTAATATAGTATTTTTGATGATTATATTTCTTTTCATCGAGGTATAAAATGTTATCCACCACTAACAACTCAAACTCTGCAGCATTTTCCTGTGTACGAACTAACGAGAATGCAAACGACTTTTTACCTGTTGTATCAACTGTGAAATCAACAGATGCACCTGTGATTTCTATGACTTCCTTTCCATCCTTGCTTGAAACATGCAGCTGCGGGAAATCCACATCAGACGGTAAATTTTGATTGAGTGGCATGTCTTTCCCATCGTATTCCTTGCTTGGGTAATCAGGACCCGTTGGTGTTTCTGGTTCACTCGGTTCTTCTGGTAGATCATCCAAATTATCATATTGTGTGAGCTTGTAAGTAAAGATGATGCTGTTTAATTTTGTAGCATAATTGATATCAGTCGCATAACCACCCTTTGCAACAGCAGCAGTTGCCTTTTGATAGTCTTTTTCGCCAACCACCGCTTTATAGCGACTGAGCCTAGTGTAAAGACTCCCCAAATCCTCAAGACTCTCGGCAAAAGAAGGATACTTTCTAAAAGGGGCTTGTACTCTCGTTTCGTTTCCATGCTTGTCCTGTTCTTTGGTCCACATTAGTACATATTTGCCTTTATAAGTCCCTTTGACTCCAAAGAGGTTGTAGGCTTGTTTAGATAGATCGCTTGCTCCGAAGCCACTTTCAAGGCACCCTTGAGCAATGACAAGGCTCGCAAGCACATTATATTTCTTGTAAACCTTCTGCGCTCCCGGTGCTAGTTTTTTGATAAAATCAGCCGCAGCCATGTCATCTCTCCTTATGCATAGTAAAACCTTGTGTCAAAAACAATTTCAATATCACTTGCGTTCTGTATTTCAAAATCATTTCGGCCTATATCAAGTGAAGGGAGCCTACCAGATGTCTTGAGCCGTTTCTTGTTAGCGACGGTGTATTGTTTAATAAAAGAAACCTCTCTTGATTTGGATATTTCATCTTCAATTTTCAAACGTTCACCTGTCGTATGACTGATGATTGTTACACCTTTTCCTTTTGCTCTCAACGTCACTTGATAATCATGTCTAAGTGGATTGATGCTGAAGTCCCCAATGTTGTAGATGCTGAACGTTTTTTTGTTTTTAAATGAATATTCTAGGTCGTCACGCATCTCGATATTCATTCCGGGACTCCATCGTTCACCCTCAAATGTTTGAGGATTAAGCGATGTACTTTTCGATTCAGCAGCACCCAAAACATCGGTGAATTCAACGCTAAAAACAACATGGTTCTTTTCTTTTTCCTTCGGAGTAGTGAAATTCCCCTCACACTTCACTAAAAACCTTCTGTTCGGAAGCAGGTCACATGAGATGTAGTATGGGAACGGTTTAACTAATAAAGCATATAGTTCACTTCTATAACTGTAGAAATTTTCAGCAATGATTGAGTTCATATATACTTCAAGCTGAATCTGTCTTTCTTTGTACTTCACATCGCGCGGATGTTGCGGCAGTACAATACCGTTAATTCGTGGTAATGACACCGTCTCAAATTCTACGATTGGTGAGGCAGGTGTCAGGCTTAACGGATGGAAATGAGGAAGCAAGTCATTTAGGCTTTGTTCACCCAATCCATTGTTAAAATCAATATATAATTCCATCTACCTCACCCCACTCATAAATGCTTCTTTTCTAAAACGTTCCCCTGTCGTTTGGTCTAGCTTTCGACCATCCATGTAGTTGTTGCTATCTTTTGAAATTAATTGTTCAAAGCCTTTTTGCATCATCATTAATCCCTGAGACAGCAGGTCTATTTGTTGAGCCATCAGACCAATTTGCTTGTTTTGGTTCTCGATCATCTGTCTCATATCGGATCCATCTTGCTGCCTGCTCTGAGGCTTGTCTCCTTTGTTACTAATACGATCAAGCATCTGTAAAGCCGTGGAGATCATACCATCTCCAAAACTAGGCACTCCAAGCTCTTTGCCAAGGTTAGAATACAACTGTAAAGAGCGTTTACGATACTTTGGCTCAGTGGTAATTGCATATTCTCGCCAGCCGTTTTCTCCCAGTTGTGCGATTTGGTGATTATCAATGACACCACCAGATGCATAACCGATGTAAGGTCCACCGCGTGCCATAGATTTTAATCCCGGATGGTTATATATGCCGCCATAACGCTTGTTTAGATAGTTAATCGCGGCAACGATTTGATGTACTGGATGTTTGATGTTTCCATAACCGGGCTTTTTGTATGCAGCAAATGTGCTTGGTATAAATTGCATGAGTCCTTGTGATGGGTGCCCTGCTCTGGCGTTGCTATCCCATCGGTTAACTAAGGTCGGGTTTCCACTTGATTCCTTCATAGCAATGGTTTCTAACGCTTTTGCATATGATGGAGAAATACCAGTGATACTGATAGCTTGTGCAACCCACTTTTTGACCGCAGCGCTACCACCTACACCTTTGAATGACCCTCCGTCTCCTCCAAAATCACCCAACGATTTTGTTAGAAATCCTAAAGCACCTTTTTGAATTGTCTTTAAAATACCTGTTCCAAGTCCGTCTATCCCTTTACCAGTTTTAAATGGTATGAGGCCGCCAAATATATTGCTGATAATTTTCTTTGGACCAGCCATCACAAGGTCAAAAATATCTGATCCAAAATCTTTCACCTTGCCGACTACTTCACCAACTTTTTTAACGCCTTTTTTAAAGAAATCACCAACCCCGCCAGCATAACCCGGTAAACCCTGTGCCGTAATTTTTTTGGTCTGATCATGAGGCAGTACCGATGTTCCGCGTGGTAAATCCCATATTTGAGGACCACCAACGCCGACCATATATGTTCCAATACCAGGAGTATGTGCAAGCTCATATCCTTCCTCTCCGACCAATGCACGGCCGCCCGGATGGTAGTCAGTACCTTTTGCGTATGAATGCTTTGCGCCATCTTTTTTGCTACCGTATCCCTTAGGCTTCCACTCTGGTATTGTCGGAATATTCATGAATTCAAGTACTTTATTGATACCGCCAGTAATGGTATTGACGACTCCAGCTAAATCCACAAGAAATGTATCCCAAGCACCTAGCACTTCACCAGTCTCCCAGTCAACTTGCTCGATATGTCCTGCAGCCTGTTTTTTCGCTTCTTTTACCACGCCCTTATGACTTTTTTCAGCTTCTTTTATTGTTTTTTCTCGTTGTTCTTTTGCGGCTTTAACTGTTTCGTCATGTTGCTTTTTGCTAATTGTCTTTTTAACGTAACGTTGATCATCCGCCTCTTTAATAACTGCAGCTGCTTCCTTTTTAGCATTACTAATAACCTTATCCTTGGCATCTTTACTATGTTTCACTGTGGCAGCTGCTTGTTTGGCCGACAAGTTAGACGTTTCTGCTTTTAACTTTTTGGAGATGAGTGTTTGTTCATCCTTGCTTTTTGTAAGAGCTGTTTTAATTTCTTTATTTATTGCTTGTGTATGTTTTTTGACTTCTTTCCATTCTTCTTTAGTCAATTCACGGTGTTCTTTAGCTGCTTTTTCATAGATTTTTTTTACTTTATTCTCGTGTTTCTCTATTTCCTTTTGCTTCTTCTCATTACCTTCTTTGATGCTCTTAAGAATTCCCTTCTCGTCTTTATCTTTAAGAGCATCATTTTCAGCATAGAATTTACCCAAAACATCTAAGGCTTTATCAGCACTGTCTTGGTAACCTTTTTTCAACGTGCCTGCCATCTCTGAGAATTTACCTGTCATATCTTTGGCTAAATCATCTGTGATCTTTGTTTGATTTCGATAAAGGCTGTCTTTTTGCATTGGCTTTTGTCTCCATATCTTTATAAGCATTTATAGCTTTAGAAGTGGATTCAGATACTTTATCACCAAAATCTATCGTTGCTGGTAAGACGCGTTTTTTTAGGTTGTTATAATATTTAAACCCTGCTTCGCCTAGAAGCGTGACTCCTGTTATTAACATGCCTACAGGACCACCAAGCACAGATAAGCCGCCTCTGAGTAAACTTACAACACCTGCACCTTTTTTAAGGATGTTAAACAGGCCAAAACCGCCCTTTGCAAGTTTCAAAAATCCTCCTGCACCTTTTACGGCATTTACACCCATCATCACTATGCCCTTACCGAATTTTAGTATCTCCGGAAAAAATGAGAGCGCAAGACCGCCAATCATACCCATTGGCCCACCAAACATCATTAAACCACCGCCAGCAATACGAGACGTACCGCCAAGTCCACGCATTGTCCTTGATGTTCTTGTGGCCGTTTGGTTTAGACGTCCCATACGAGTAGTCGCTAGACCTGTGTTTTGTTGTAAACGACCCATACGAGTAGACATAACGGCCGTTGATGCTGCAGCTGTGTTGATACCAGTTGCAGCAGTTCGCGAAGCAACACCCGCTGCAGTAACTTGTGTCGTGTATACTCCTAAACTTGTTGATGATCCTCTTACAGTGCCTGTAAGATACGTGCCAGCAGTTCTAAGCACTCTCCATCCCTCGGCCATTCTAGGGATGAGACTCAATAACAATAATGAAGCCCCGCCTAAAAGACTAAAAGCTGTTACGGCTGCACCAGTAACTGCAATAGTTCCCATAACAGATGGTGGCAGATGATCAAACCAGTTAACGACTTTTGTTAATCCATCTACCACTTTGCGAACTGTAGGAATAAATTGATTACCTAATGAAATAACCGCGTTATTAACGGCAGAACGTAGGTATTCCACAGATCCCGCAAGGTTGTCCATTTGCTCTTTGGCAACTTTTTCAGCTATACCGCCACTGTTTTCAATTTCCTTTGTGAATTTGTCGATCTTATCACCGCCTGCATGAAGCAAAGTGATAAAACCAGATAAAGCATGCTGACCAGCCAATTGCTTTGCAATACGGATTTTTTCAGTTTCCGTATAGTTTTTCGTCTTTTCATTAATCTGATCTATGATGTTTGATAAAGGTTTCATGCGGCCGTTTGCGTCAGTAATACTAAGGCCAAGCTCGTGTATTGCGTTACCTGCTGGCTTCGGAGGTGCCGCAAGCCTTGTTAATGTGGAACGTAATGCGGTACCTGCCATATCTGCCTTGATTCCACTATTCGCCATGATGCCCGTTGCGGCCGCTAACTCTTCCATGCTTACACCTGCAGTTTTTGCAGCTGGTCCCGCGTACTTCATCGTTTGACCAATCTGCTGCAATGTCGCATTTGAGTTCGTGAACGTGTAGGTCATTGCATCTGCAACCCGGTTTGTATCTTCTGCAGCAATATGAAATTCCGTTAAGATGTCTGATACAATATCTGACGTTACACCTAAATCTGTTTGCCCTGCTGCCGCAGTAGCAAGCAAGCCCGGCATGGCACCGATAATGTTATTTGTCTTATAACCAGCCATTGCAAGGTATTGCATTCCTTCGGCAACCTGTCCGTCTGTAAATTGTGTCGTAGCCCCCAAATGACGCGCCGTTTCCGTGAGACGGCCCATCTCGTCATTCGATGCATTCGCCACAGCACCGACCCTGCTCATAGCCTTTTCGAAGTCTGCGGCCACTTTGACAGCTCCACCTATTGCGACGGTGCCTGCTACACCGATACCTGTTAATGCCTTCCCTGCCATTCCCGCAGCAGAGTAGACAGATTGCAGCTCTTCTGATACTTCCCCAGCATTCTTCTTAAAAACAGAAAAAACACCAGCTGCTTTATTGCTGGTGTTTTGTAACTGTTCGTATTCTTTAGATACCTGCCGAAGCTCTTTTTCTAGCTTCTGGTGTACAGCGATGGATTCGTTGAGTTTTCGAGCGTGAATTTGTGTTTCTCTTTTATCACGCCCTTTTTCTCTTACCAATTGTTCATAACGTTTTCGATGCTCTTCTACTACTTTACTCTGAATACGATATTTATTGTTAAGTCCATCAACTTTGGCTTGCAATTCTTTTGCTCGATTGCCGGTATTCTTATAAATTTCAGTAGCTGCTTTAAATTCAGAATTAGCAAGACGCATTTGCCTTTGAAGACCTGTTATACCTCTGTTAAATCCTGAGTCATCCAGATTGACCTTGGCGACCATGTTGCCGATTGCTTGAGTCATTTATGTACCACCCCGCTTTCCTGACGAAGATTTCAAGACTTAGAATATTTGATCAATCGTAACTTCTTTATTTTTTCTTGATTCAGCGTTCAATTCTAAGAAATGATAAATATCCATTTCATCAATTTCTTTCATTCTCCATCCCTGTTCTAGGAGCTGTTTATAAATATTCTGCATTTGGTTTATTGCTCGCTCGTAGCTCCAGTCTCCGTCGGTTGCAAAAAATCGGGATCTTCTTCATCAATTTTTTTATAACCAACTACTTCGGCCAACACGCGACTGATTTCAGCAGAAATTTCAAATGACTGTAATCCTTCGGCAAATTCATCATAAGTAAACTGTTTTCCAAAAATATCAACCATGAATTTAATCTGTTCTTCTAATACTTTGATGCTTTTTTCCAAGTCCTCTGCGGTATCCTCGGCCTTTTTATTCAAACGCAAAGCATCTAGAAGTGTTTTAGCACTTGTGCGTGGCGCTACATAGGTTTTTTCTTTTTGTTCTGCATCAGACCATAATTTGATAGTGATTCTTTTCTGAGTCATAGTGACTCCCCCTTATTTTTTATCTTCCAATTAAAAAAGAGAGCTTTTCAGCCCTCTTAAGCACCTTTTCCAATATCAACACTGCTGCTGTTTTCTGTTTTGTCATCTTTGTATGCATCACCAAAAACTGATTTGTAAAAAGCATCAAGATTAAAGTTTTCAGCATCTTCATCAGTAACCACCTTGAAAACGTCATCCTGCTCACGATCAACAAATTCAGCTGACAATTTAACCGTTTGGAAATCAGTCTTTTCTTCCTTCGTCTTCCACTCATCACCCGGTAAAGAAAAACGACCTTTTACTAAACCGACGTGACGAGATTTACCGTTTGCCTTTGGACCTTCAAACGTCATTGCAACCCAAGGCGGGATAATGTTCTTTTTGAACAAGTACAACCCATTTTTGTCCTGTTCAATACCTAACAGCTTCGCAAGAATTTCCATAGGAAGATCCCGCATTTCAATTTCTAGTTTTGTAGAACCTGTAGAAACAACCAAATCAACCAGTTTGTCATCTGCATACTGCTTTTCAGTTGATGTTTCAGTTTCCACTTTCATATTCATTGCATATTCGTATTTTAAAACCTCGGTTGGCACATAGAATTTACCTTGTTTTTGCAAAGGTGCAAAACGAGCGTTTTTTAGACCAGTTACTGAACTGTACTCAGTCATAGTTAGCCTCCTAATATTATATTTTTTTCAAAACGATACCCTTTTCTTATCAATCTCTCTTTCTCTAAAAAGTCATTGATGGGTATAGTTGGCGTAAAATCTAAACGCTCCATCACATCCCCGATTGCAGCCATGATGGGTTGCGGATTGGCATTGTGATAAACATCTATTTGATAGGTTGCACTATCTTGTATGGGCCTGTTATCAGCCCATTTGATCGGTTTGTAGTTGATTTCTTGCAGCACGATATAGGGTGGTTTCAAGCCTGTTCCTTCTGGCACCGCAAGTTCATGGATGTCACTTTCATATATCAAAGACAAAAGCGTTGGGTCATTTCCCAACGCTTTAAAAATGGTTTCTTTATAATCAGCTGCACGCCTTATTAAATTTTGATCAATCATAAGTTGCTCAACACCTGTCTGTATTTTTCTGCTACTCTTCGAATAGCCTCGTCCCATTTCGCATCGACAGTTCTCGTAAAGAATTTTTGCGCAGGCTGATGTAAGGTACCGAATTCAGGAAAGTGAATTCTCCATTGTGTATCCTTACGTGACTTCGATTTCGGCCAACCAACCGCGACGTACTTCATCCCGTCCCCATCAGTACGAAGCCGCGTAATATCAAGATCATCTTGCATGTGTTTCTGGGCTTTGTCGGACCTTGGTGTGTTTGGGTGAAGTTCATCTTTTATGACTGTTGCGCCAGCTGTAAGAGCTTCTTTATGCATCTTGCTGACCTTTCTTTGCATGTTGCCAATGACGTTTTCTAATTCCTCTAAGCCATCGATTTGTAAATTAAACATCACTTCACCGCCTTTGCCCTAACTGTGAGGAAATGAAGCCTTGAATGATTCGGTAATATAGACTCAATTTCGTAGGTTTTCCCTTTGAATAAGATCCTCATATGTTCGTCAATGTCTTCCCGGTGGCGAATGGTGAACTTGATTGTATGTTCTTTTTGGATAGCAGCTGCCGCATAATATTCAGCGCCTTTTAATCCCTCTGCTTTGGCCCAGCATTCAACCACGGTTTCCCAACCGTTGTCACCATCGACAGGTAAACGAGTCTTTTCTTTTTTCTGCTGAAACTGGATGCGGTGTCTCATGTCATTCAGCATCTTTTTCACCGTCCACAACCAAGTATTTGAGTTGATTGACCATTGTTGTGAGCACCCCGTCAAGATTTGATGTCGTGCCGGATATTTGCCTATTCTCATACCAGTGAGTCACAAAAGACATGACGGCCAGTTCTGCTCGTGCTAAATTATTAGGAAATTTTAGACCCGTTGCATTCGTGATGTACTCCTTTGCTGCAGCGATGAAATGTAAAATCAGATCATCCTCCGCATCACCATCAATGCGGAGGTATTTTTTCGCTTTTTCAAGCTCTTTTTGTTCTGCCTCAGTCATTTGGCATCACCTTTATTCAGATTTTGGGTTTTCTATTGCTTCGACTTTTTCTTGAAGGTCAGTGATCATTTTCTGTACTTCTGAATTGATATTGTCCCACTTGACACTCCCTTTACCGATTGTCCGGGAATTAACTGAACCATCACCTAAATGTTCATTTTTAATTGAGCCAGCCTCAATTACTGCAGCATCACCCTTATCACCTTTTGGCCCCTGCTCTCCCGGATCACCTTTTTCTCCTTTTGGACCTTGAGGGCCTTGTTCACCGGGATCACCTTTTAATCCCTTTACAATAAGAGGGTTTTCCTCACTGTTGTCTCTGATAGAAACAGGCGTGATAGGTTTACCGTCAGGCCCCGCCTCTGCAGATGTGAATACTCCGTTACTTTCATTCAAAAAATCTTTAGCCATGATTAATCCATTCCTTTCAATTTTTATTTATTTTCCAGCGTCTACAGCTTTGTCTTCATCAGTTTCAGGTGGCTCAATGACTTCAATTCCAGTAAATTCTGCAAAAACAATTGCTTCCTCGTCTGCTAACGCGACATCATCCCTTTGAATAACTCTTACATCTGTTGAGTTTCGATAGAAGGCTTTCCCGCCTACATCAGTAGATTTAATCGAATACTGTTGTCGATCAAAGAGCTTAATTGCTTCTTTCAAATCACCGATAATTAATGGATATTTCGGGTTACTCTTAGTTCCGCCATTCGGAAGGAATTTGTTTGAAATTTTATGAACAGTTTTTTCAAACAGTAATTTCTTGGTTTTGTTCGTTGGATCTGGTTGTAAAAGATAATTTCCGTTTTCGTCTTTTAATTTATCAAGATAGTTAAATCCTGATTGATTTGTTACGAAGATAGTTGTTTCTTCAATAGCTGGATCAAGAGTAACGTTAGTGATATCTTTAATGTCATCAGTGGTAGAAATAGATTGTTTTTTAAGTGTTTCTAACACTTTTAATATATTCACATTTCTCGTAACAGCTGATTTTTTTCCTAACCAATTGACTAAGAATTCCATGAGTGCTTCTCTTGTATCACTCAATAAATCATTTGAGAGAACTAAAATACCCGCACGATCCTTGATGACATATTTAATTCGCTCAAATTTAGGATTTTCTAATTCATCAATATCTTCTAATTCGTCTACATCAACTAAAGGTGTCATATCAGCATACTTTTCGTAAGTTCTAGCACCTTTGTTTGTACTAACTGGAATAATATCAACTAAATTTGCTAAAGAATCAAACTGACGTCGCTTTTCAGTGATTTTTGTCGTGATGTCTTCTGGAACAATTAAACCTCCATCTTCATCCACAGACTCTTTCATTGCAGCCAGTGGTGCAGGCGCTCTTCCTTTTAGAATGGCATCTGCAAATAATTCTGTATGATTTAATACTTGTTTACCGCTGACATCGTTTGAAACAACCTGTGATTTTACATCCTGATCATCCTGTTGATCTTCATCTCCGTACCCGACATACATATTTCTCATTTCTTCGTAGTTTTGAATTTGTTCTTTCAAAACCTGTGCCTCAGCAAGCATTGTTTTCGCTTCATCAACCTTGCCCTCATCATTTAGGGCCATGATCTTATCACGTTTTTCCGCTAAAGCTTGGCGGAGTTCTCTTTCTTTTACTGTCATACCTTCCTTAGCGAAGAATTGGATAGGCAGACGTAACAATTTGTTGTGTGTTTTTGATTTTCCCAAAATGGTTTCCTCCTCAAATTTCCCATAAAAAAACACCCCTAAATTTCTAGGAGTGCTGCATGTATGGCATTCTGTTGTTGTTTCAAGTTTATGATGTTCTCTTGATTGCTTTCAGGTTCTTTGGTTAGTTTTGCAACGATCTTAGCAGGTATATTTTTGAACTGAGAAACAATGGTCTCATCTATCTGAGCTGCAACGTTTTTCTCCTCAGTGACTGCATCAGCTAACCCATATTGCAACGCCTCATCAGCTGTTAACCATGTTTCATTATCTAAAAGGTCACGCAAGGTCGATTCTTCTAGTAAATCACCCGCCTTTGCCAAATAGGTTGACACAATGCTATCAGTGATTTTGTCCAAGTCTTCTGCAGCTTTTCTGAATTCCGCTGCATTACCGATCATACCCATGTAAGGGTTATGGATCATCATCATTGAATTACTCGGCATTGTAATAGTGTCACCAGCCATTGCAATGACAGAGGCTATGCTTCCTGCTAGTGCATCAACATAAACATTTATCTTCGCTTTATGCCGCTGCAGCATCGAGTGAATTGCTTGTCCCTCAAATACATCACCACCCGGTGAATTAATATAAAGATCAATTTCAGCGACTTCGCCCAAATCTTTCAAATCTGCTTGAAATGCTTTAGAAGAACTTTCACTAAACCAACCTTCTCCAGTAATGGAACCATACAAAGTTATTTCTGCAGAAACATCATTCAGTGGTTTCATGTTCCAATACTTCTTCTTTTTCTTCATCTATATCACCCCCTTCCAGAGTCTTCTTACTCACCCTGCTTAATTGATATTCTTTCATGATTGAAAGGGGAACTAGATTCAAATTACCAAAATGCTCATCTCCGATTTCTCCAATACCTGTCATATCCTCTTTTTCTAGGATTTTATTAATAGTGAATGCTCCTACACGCTGCATGACTTCGTAAAATTCAGCTCTTGTTTTACTGTCTCCACGTAATTCTGTTTCCAAATTGAATTTAAAATAAAAGCCTTCTTTTAATTGAGCAGGAGTAAGGATTTTATCGTTCAACTCTTGTTCAATATTTGTCACGATAGGCTGTAAGGTTGTTTTCACGTAATCCAAAGACTGTGACTCGATATTCGAAAAGGTCGCCCGGTCCAATTCCCCAATTTTATGAGGTGGCACTTTATAGATGGAGGCTATTTGCTGACGATTCCATTTCATAGATTCAATGAATTGAGCATCTTTCATAGGCATTGTTACTTGTGAATAATCAAGACCCGCATCAAGTACCGCAATGGATTGACCTGCGTTGACTTCTTCCCAATCATCTCTAAGAACCTTCTTACTCTCTCTATTCAACAAAGACGGTGTTTTGATTACACCAAACGGCGCCCCACCATTTTTGTAAAACTTAGCATTGAATTTTGTGGCAGCCCTATTTGATCCGATATTATCTCGAATAACAGATATAGGCGTTTGACCTACGATGCCATCTAAAGATAGGTTCTTGAAGTGCAGTACTTCATGATAGTGCAGTTCAACATATTTCCCATTGATAGTTGTTGAGTACCAAACTTTCCCTGTATCCGGATCAATATTTGTATTTGTTGATTCGGGATTTAGTGGGTAAATGGCTTCCACATCCCCATCACGATTATAGACAAGACGATTGTAACTGTTTCCCCACGTTGCCATTCTCAACATGACAAGAGCTTTCCACGTAAAACTGGTCATATACGGGTTTACCTTATGCAAAATCATCCTGCTAATGTCGTTTTGAATAGTCTTTACGCTTCCTTCTTTGCTCTGAAATAATTTTATAGGGAGTTTGGCTGCATCTTCAGCAAGCACTTTTACACAAGCGTACACATCTGGATGTAAGATCGCATTTTCAGAAGAGACATGCTCCCCTGATGACGTTTCAACACCTGCAAATATGTTCCGAAACCACTTAGCAGGACTCAATAGAGATCCGCTATCTTCTTCCGCTACACGATTTTCAATCTTTGGTCGTCCTCGTAATAACAAATTCATTCACCCCTGTCTATTTCATCTTCTTTATTTTGATTCAGGGTGATTCTGCTAATTAAAAAAGCAGTGGAAACGAAAAAAACACCTGAGACAAAAAGCCCGGTGTTTACTGAAATCCTAAAACATGCAATTGCAATCAAAACCATTCCAAGTAAAAGGAAAACATCTTCTAAGTATTTTGACCATTCTTTCATTCAATAGCTCTCCTTCTAAAAACTAAATTGGCCAGACTGGATATATTCATTTAAGTCAAAATGCTGATTTACTTGACTAGCTCTCACATGAGCGTTTATTAGTGCAGCTGCTGGATCAATACGTTGTGTCGATTTTGATTTATCAAGCATGATGTTCTCTTGAGCATCAATTTTTGTTACAGTATTACCCATTGCCCAAGTTAGAAGATCGTTATTATCATGTATGACTTTTCGCGCTTTGACCTTTTCACGAAAATCTTTAGTTGGCTCTGACAAAGTCTGCACCCCTTGCCTAATCTCGATCATGACGTAGCCATCAGCCTCCATCTGCTGTGCAAACTGCGTAGCATTATATGGATCATAACCAATCTCTTTAATTTTCCAACCCTTTTCTTCTTCAAGACGTTTGATGTAAGCACGTATATAATCGTAATCAACGACAGCACCATCAGTAAGCGTGAGCCAGCCTTTCTTGACCCACAGATCATAAGGGACCCGGTCTGTTTTCATACGCTCATGAAATGTTTCTTCCGGCATAAATCCATGTGATGTCACAAAATACATACCGTTTTCAAGTTGGAATTCAAAACTTGCAGCAGTTAAGTCGATTCGTTTTGACAAGTCGATGCCTGCATAACACTCTTTACCATAAAGATCAGGAAGACTCTCATGTTTTCCGCAATCAGACCACGCTTGCATGTCCATATATCCACCATCTCGCATATTAACCCAGATGTTCATGTTTTTGGTTAAGAAATTACGCATTTTTTCTGGAACTGCAAGGGCCACCTCTAACTCTCCGCGCAAGAAATTCAAGCCATGTTCATTAGCAGCAACAATAGGATTTGCTTTTATCCAATTGCGTTCATCTTTGATGTCATCATCTGGATCAAGTTCATTAATCATGACAAAATATTGATCGTTTGTTTCTACATTGTTTGGATCGACAATTTTAGAAACATATTGGTACTCTACTCTATACGCAGGATTATTCAATTCAAATCCAGCTGTCGTAATAATCATCATGAGTGGTTGTGTTCTTGTTGCCATCCCTGATGCAAGAACATCATATATTTCAGATGTTTTATGAGCATGATATTCATCTATAATGCCGCATTGAGGGTTAAAACCATCACCTGTTTTCCCAGCATCTTTTGATAGCGCCTCAATTTTTGACAACGTTTTAAGGTGTTCTATTTGTCCATAGGCGACTCGGTATTTTTTTTCAGGTACATTAAGCAGCTCACACTTGCTGATTTGAGCTTTAATTTCATTCCAGCATATCTTGGCTTGCTCTGCTTTTGTTGCACCTATATAAACCTCAGACATGTATTCGTCATTAGCGAATGCCTCAAACGACCCCACACAAGCAAGGCTTTGTGTCTTAGCATTTTTACGGCCGACTTGCCAGTAAGCTTTTTTGAATCTCCTGTATCCCGTATCTTTATGTACCCAACCGTAAATATTACCGAAAATAAAAATCTGAATCGGTTCAGGTACAATATTTTCTCCTTGCAATGGACCCTTTGTATGTTCAAATTGTGTCATCCAGAATAGGAACCGCCTTGCCTTCTCGTCATCAAAGAAATAAGGGAAATCTGCTGTTCCTTCTCTTTCAATATCTTTTAAAAAGCGTTCACAGGCCCATTGGTGTTTTTGACACGCCAAAATTTCCCCTGATATAACATCACGGGAATAACCAATCATAAATTGTTTAATTGTCATACATTAAACTCCTTTTCCGCTTCCGTCTTTTCCCGAATCTCCTGTGTTTTGGTGATCGCTAGTTTTGCGCGGGCTGATGGAGTAAGACCAAAATCATTTGCAGCAGACTTCATTTGATCGAAGAAGTTCTTTTGTCTTTTCAATAATGGGTGTTCTTCTCCAATCAATTCAATTGGATTTCCGTCCTCATCAAATCCATCTTTATGAACCATGAGTCCGTCTTCCTCTATCACCTTGGTAATAGAAATATATTGAGAATAGGCATTACAATAGGCGGCCAACATGCTGATGTCTGCCTCCGTTATAATGTCCACTTCCTTTAATAGCTCGGCAATCCGTTTGAATTCCTTTTTAGCCACTTTATCCAACCAGGATGGAGGTTTAATGTTGCTTGATCGCATTTTCATTTTCTGTTCTTGTTCGGCACGCATCGCTAGTTCATCTGTGTTTTTCTTATTTGGATTGCCCTGTATTAATTGAAGGGTTGCGGATTTTGCAGGTCTCGGCATATTTTTCACCTCATTCCGTTTCGATTTTTTCAAATTTATGCTTGTTTTTGATCAAATTCGTGATATGATCGAATTAACAACAAAACCAGTCGTACCAAGCCCTCTCGGCATTTTCGCCGAGGGGGTTTTCTGTTTTTCGGAAACTTTGAAAAGCGGTGTTTGTTTGCAGACGACGGCTCACCGATCTTCACGAGGCCGTTTTCTAGGGATTTAATGCCGGGGGGTACCTATGACCCTCGCTTACCATGCACCTTGTTATGACAGCTATTACACATGCTTTCGAGGTTATTTAAATCTAATCGTTTGTTCCAATCCTGTTTTAGCTCCACTATGTGATGAACCATGACAGCAGGAACGACACGATCTTGTTTTAAACAACTTTGACAAAGGTAATTGTCTCGCATTAGAACAAGTTGTCTTGTCTGTTTCCATTCTTTCGATTTATAAAAGCTTGTTGAATGTTTATCTCGTATGTACTTGTTGTAATATTTCGTTTCATGCTGCTTACCATCAACATGAGTATGACAATAGCCCTTTCTAGTTAACTTTCTGCACCCTCGCACCTTACATTCTCTTAACGGTTTAGGTGGCATAATTCAACCTCCAAATTTAAACTATTTTTAGACAAAAGAAAAACGCAGTTGTTAACAGCTGCGTTTTTCTTTAATTTTATTTTATTTTTAAAGGACTAATATATTTTTTCTTTTTAAAATCAGGTGTTTCAAATGCATCCCACCAAAATAAAACCTTCTCTTCTTCTGGTAATAACTCTTCAATTCTTAAAATGAAATCAATACTACTTTGTGCAATGTCTATAATTTTATCAGTCGCTAAATCCATTAATGGTTCCAACTGTGATAATTGATTGGACTTGTCTATAAAAGCTGAATTATGAATAAATCTATCTCTCAACTTTATGTTTTCTTTTATTTTTTTAAATAATTGTTTAACAACTTCATCATTTTTTATTTGATGGTGTAACTTAAATATAATCTGCTTAATTATCTGTTTGTCTTGTAAAAATTCATCTTGTTCAATTACTTTTTTTACTGAATGACTTATAGCTAGATTATTATCATTTTTCAAATTATAAAAGTAATAATATAGATAAGATTCTAAAAATGTTATTGAAGCTATTACAAGCTGTCTACCGGAAGTCGAGAGCCTAAAATGCAACTTTCTTGATTCTATATCATCATTTTCTGCTAACAGATGAAAGTATACATTAATATATTCATTCCATATGTTAATTACATCAGCATAATTAAAAAATTCTGGAATTGTAAGCGTAATCGGATGAGAAAAGTTAATATCCATCCAATGATGATCCTTGACTTTTACACCATGCACCAAGTGAAATTTTTTAATATCATATATTTTTTGAATATCCTTAACAAGGTATAACCGTCTCTTCTTCTTTTCATAGTTTGATAAGTAAGATCTAAAGAAATCTAATACAGAATCCAAATACTGGGAATCATTGATATCATCATTATAGAAATAATGATCATTAAATAAATGATATGCATATTGAGTATATTCTATTCTTCCCTCTGGGACAATCTGCGTGTAAGATAATGGGTTATATGCTAAGTCTATTGCGATATTATAAAATCTACCATTTTTGTATTTACCATATTTTATAATGTCACCAAATAATCCACAAAGCGTTACCTTATATGAATTTTTCATATCTCTTCTAAATTCTCTAATTTTCTTACTCGATACCAGGTTTTTCAATTCATTCATTTCACCTTTTGTAATCACTCTAACCCTTCTTTCGAAATTATAGATAAGAATATTTGATGTATGACTTACAGATATTATCAAACAAACTCTTTAAGTTTTAATTTATTTCCTGCTACCATTAAAGGTTCTCAGACAAAACGGTTTGCCAAGATCTGGTCAAAATTTTGTCATTCTAGGAGTTCTTAAATTCTACTAATGTACTTTGTTAGTAACTTTCCTCCAGTTGTCATTACATAAAAATCATCTGCTTCTTTTCTTCTATTCTCAAAATCATTTACTTCAGTAGACATGTCAACGGATGAAGTTTTAAATAATAATTGAGTTGCTGCCGCTTTATCTAAAGTCATTAGCACACTTATATCATCTAAGTTATTATGTTTTATCTTAAAAAGAATGTCTGTCAAACCTATTTTCTCTTCTGATTTTTCAACAAATACAGATTGTATAATATTAAAATTAGATATATCCACATCATAAAATTCTTTTAGAGCATTGATAGCAATTAATTCTTCGTGTTTAAGATCATTCCGCATTTCTACAATATCTTTTAATATTGTTCCCATTATCAAACACGCTTTACTGGAATTAGACAACAAAATTTTAGAAAATGTATCTGCCACAAATTCAGCTTTAGTCTCATTATCAATGTATTTTTTTAATTTTTCCAATTGAATTCCAGTAGGTTTTTCAACAATACTGAATCCTTTTAAAAACGATTCGAATTTCTTTTGTAGTATTAATTCGGATGTACCGCGAACTAAGTTTATTATTTTTGAAGTATCGCCTAATAGTTGAACATATTCATTATTTAACAATGAATTCTTTTCTTCTAAAAATTCACTAATTTTCTTTTTTATCTCCATTTAATTCATCCCTTAATTTACTCAGAATATCCAACAACTAAACTTATTAAATCTCGAAGCTTGACTTATAAAAATTGTGCCTATTTAAGATTAGACTCGATTAATTTCTTCTGTTTTATTTGTTGTTTGACATCATCATAATTCTCTAAACTTTCCCTTAATAAAATTAAAAGCACATATCTCTTTTCAATGATTTTTTTATTTCTCTTAAAAGAGAAATACCAATAAATAATTAAAGCCAAAAAAGGAAAAAAAGCAATTAATAATGCATATTGAATTACTGGTGTGAAATCTCCAATAGAATTAAACAATTCGTCAAAATTAATCTTTTTGACATCTTTACTATCTAGAAATCTCCCAAAAATGTTGCTCATAAATGACATCAAGCTTGAGATCATTGCCATTCCAGCTGACATCATAACAGTTATCATAACCAGTATGATCGAATATGGCTGGCTGAAAAGCGTTTGAGTATCCTTTTCTATATTTATCATAGCTTCAACCCTTTTTAACATCCTCTTTAATTGGTCTTTATCATGGTCTAAAATAATTGATTTTTTTAACTCTTCATTGCAATCAAAAGTCAAATTATAAATCTTCCCATATCGATCTTCTAAATATTTGTTTGCATATTTAGATTCCCCAAATTTCCTAGTCATTTAATCACCTCAGATTATATATCGACCTGCCATTTGTAAAATTTTATTATTCGCAAATTTTGTCGAACGAAAAAGCGACCTCCACAATGGAAGCCGCTCTCAATTTATCACCTAATACCATCATAACCGCTCTCAAACAAAATGCTTTGCCAAGATCGTGCCAAAAGTGTGCCATTTAATTTTCCCTTACATAAAATCTGCCGTTATGTTTATAGAACATTGGATCGTTAGTGTGTTCAACATCATTATATTGCTCTCCTACATAAATCTCTGGCTCCAAAGAAAATTTTTGAATAATATCACCTTTTTTATTAGGGTCATCAAATTTCAACTTAATAATTAAGTTGAATAGTTTTATATCTTTGTAAATTGCTTTCATATTAATTAAATATATATATAGTAATGGCAGGTGTATATTAAACGAACTATCTGAATAATTATAAGGCATCAAACATCCATAATAATCCTCCTGGGAAGAAAACTCAAAAATAGTACTTGAGCTTCCATTGGAATGTGGATAGAATTCAATGTAGGATTTCCCATCATTATTATAAGCATGGAACAAATCAATCCCAAAACCTTCGTATGCATTCCCTCGTGAGTATGATTTTATAAAGTTTTCTAACCCTTTATACTCGAAACTTATTTCAACGTTTTCCGCTGGCAGATTCCCTATGTTCCTTATTTTCAAAAAGAATTTCGATTTTTCTTTATGATCAGGTGTTTCACTCTTTACTTCAAAATCTTTCTTGAAGTCTATTGTAAATGCATGTTGAAAATTTTTATGAGGAATATTCATTTTTACTCTTCTATTCTGTTTAATTTCTTTGAGAGCAATTTCATTACTTTTCTTAGCTTGAAATGCTGCAACAGCTGTAAAAATTGCAGCTATCAGTGCACCACCAGTAGAAAACATTTGAATAATCGATTCAAAATTCATTGTTTTCCCCCTTCATTCTTATTTAAAGTCCAAATTGATCCATCATTTCATCTATTCTCTTCGATTTTTCCAAACCGCGTCGCTTAGCCTCTTCACTTTGAAAAACTTTACTGAATCTTGATGTTTGATAAGTATATGCTTTTTCGATGTTGAACTTAGGCTTCATTATATTGATTATATAAGTTTCATAGATGTCTCTTTCTGTTTCGTCATCGCAGAAAAAACCACTCACTTCATAAAAGTTATGAGCCACATCTTTTAGCGATGTTGTCCCTGCGAAATGTCCCTTCACTCTGCCTCTCAAATCTTTTGCCTTACCAACATACAATACGTCATCGTTACACCCAAAGATGACATATACCCCACTCCGATTCGGGATGTTGTGCAGTTCATCCTTTTTAAAACTGAATATCATTTGAGGAATTTCAATCTTGATAGACATTAATATTTCTCCCCTTCTCACTACACCATAACATATAGCGTGTTGTACTCGCGAAATCGCTGTAATGCTTGATACATAAAGGTATTTCTAAAACTCTTTAACGACTGCACTCTATGATATTTTTTGGTGCAGTAATATTTTAACAATTATATCTTAAACTTCATCATTGCGTAATCCATATTGTCTTGATTAATTCCGATGTACCTCAATGTGATATCTGGACTAGAATGATTGAATATTTCTTGCAGCATGGCCACATCCTTTGTCTGTTTATAAAAATGGTAGCCGAAGGTCTTCCTTAAAGTGTGCGTGCCTATTTCAGTAATGTTCACTTGTTCAGCTGCTTCTCTAAGAATGCGGTATGCCACTGATCTATCTATTGCTTTATTTTCCCCTTGCCTGCTTTTGATCACATATGAACCGTCTTTTAGATCCTTAGCATAGGCAATCAATTCATTTCTAACTGATGGCGGTATACGAATTCTCTTTTGCTTCTTCGTTTTTGTTTCTCTGAGGACCAGATGTGTTTTCAGCAAATCTTCTTTTTTGATCTTGAGGATATCAGATATCCTTAAGCCTGTACTGATCCCCAATATGAATAATATATAATTTCTTTTATTTTTCCTTTTTAAATAAGCCTTCATTTGCTCCACCTTTTCAATGTCTCTTATCGGCTGAACGAAATTCATGACTTGCCCCCCTTGTACACTTCTTCTCTCAAAGCAAAGGCCAGTCTATAATATGCTTTATTTTTAACGCGATAATAATTCCTTTGGCTGAGTCCCATTTCAGCGTAAATCTCGTAATCATACATTTCTTCATCCTGCATATAGAGCATAACTAAAATACGGCGCTCTTTTTGCGTAAGACGATTGATTGCACGCTGAATCCGTTTCATGAATTGATCACGCTTGATTTCCCAATCCATTTTTTTAAGGGCTGCATCCTCGGTCGATGAATGAAACTGATTTGAGAAACTAGGCGGCGTAATGGTGTATGTTGTAGTGATTTTTGGGAGAAAGTCTTCCGGCGTTTGCAACCTAAGCATTTTATATTTTTCCATCATCTTTTCCATCTTGAATCTTGTTTTTTCCTCGTCGATTTGAGGGATATCTAAATTGATTTGACCTGTTTGTTCGTTTGGTTTCTTATCATTTTTATTAGTCATCCCAATCACTCCTTTTATTTTCTGCGCATGGCCCCGCCTTTGGCTCTTTTTAACCGCTGCATGTTTTGCCCCATCAACTCTCTTAAATCTCTGTCAGTGAGCTTCTGCGTGTTCTTTTTGGTTTTTTCCTTCTTCATGGCCGCTCCTTACTGACAAAAAGAAAACGGACACCAACCAGCACCCTTAAAAGGTGTTGATCAGTGTCCGCAGGCTCTCCGTCTTGGACCTAATTAATTTACTAAAATTGATGTAAAGTTAAATCTCAGTTAAATAGGAATTAATTGATGATAAATAAGCCCATCTTAAATTACCGTTATTGCATCCCCAAAAAATAGGTTGACCATTATTTATTAAATCTAATCCTACCGAAGTTACATAAGCCCAAATAAAATCGTTCTGACCTTTAAACCAAATACGAGTCCATCTGCCAATACAACGACTCATGTCTTCGACACTTGGTGTTATCGGAATAGTTGGTTGGGTACCTGTTATATTTGGTGGATTACCTATCCTTCTACAAAAATTATTAACTCTTGTTTGAGTTTCATCTAACATGCTGATTCCCCCTTAAAGTATCTTCATGTTGATATTTATTAAACAAATTAATTTTTATGATACGACCAACTACTTATCTTCTTCCATTACCTCCTATCCAAAAGTTTCTGGCTCTTTTATCTGGTGCTACTTGATTATTTTTCTACTCAATATCGGTTGAGATTCAAACCATTTTTGCTTAATCTCATCATGTTTCGTTTGTGGACAAAAAACAGACACCAACCAGCACCCGTAAAAGGAGTTGATCAGTGTCCGCAGGCTCTCCGTCTTGGACTTATCTAGATGTACCTAATTTCAGCTTTAACTCTTCGAATTTTTTCAAAATAAAATCATAGAGAACTTGATTATCATCAATTTTATGATGTTCACTATAACCCATTTCATGCATACCTCGTAGTCTCATTGAATCATCAAATCTATCATTAATTAGATGTATTAATTCAATAGGGCAATATTCAGGGAAGTTATCTATAAAACCTTTCATTTGTGTAATTTGTTCATGATCCAATCCGTCGTATCCTTTTGGCGTGTATACATCTTTGATGGCGATTTGATACAAAGGCTTATAAATTTTTTCAAATGCATTTTCATCGTTCTGTATTGCTTTATTTTCTTCACGAATCTTCTTTTCTTTGAAGTAAACTGCAAAGTTAGCAGCAACTGCTGAAAGAATAGCTGTAATAGCAATGGTCAAGATTTTTTCTAATTCCATGATAAAACCCCTTTTTATTTTAATTATACCATGAAATGTAAATCTAACCGCTATTCCCTTTAACATCCTGATAATTGAAAACGAAAACCTTAATTTATCTTGAATCTAACCGACTGGAAGGTCCCGATGTATTTTGTCTTTGCTGAATCCGTGTAGCAGTCCAGCTGAATTACGTATGTTCCTTTACCAGTACGCTTGCGGATTTCTTTAACACTAAACGACTTTAGAGGCGTGGCCGCTTTGAAGCTGCCCCTTTGCACAAGGTTCGTATCTGTTAAGCCGCCACCGCTTCGCTTTTTGTAAACGCCAGCAGTGTAGTAAAGTGTGCTTGATCCCTTCTTCTCAGCTCTCAAGTCAATTGTCTTTGCTCCTGCATAGTAATTGGTGTCATCCGTAAAGACTCGCGCTTGATGCCCATATCCCTCGGTTTGCCAGTTTGACCATACTGCTTGAGCAGACGGCGCATAAAGCACCGCCGCAATAATAATAGTTAGTATGATTAGTAGTTTTTTCATTTGAAAGCCTCCTTAATGATTTCTGTTTGCTTCCTGAAATAATCAAATCAAAAAAGGTAAATGTTAACAAAATGTTCACAAGGGTTATTTTTCCTTTTATTGAATATTTTATATGTGTCACAAAATATATTAATAAGAGGAGTGTTTTAAAATGAAATTAGTAAAAGTTATAACTGGTGCAGCTTTATCACTTTCTTTATTAGTAACAGCAGTACCCGCTTTTGCAGCAACATCAGATGCACCTAGCTCAAAGGCAATTTCTAGAATTTGCGTCTCTGAAGAATTCGGGAAATATTCATCAAGAGAAGCTGTCCCAAACGTATACTGGGACAGTTATGGAAACAAATGGTACCTGAAAGGTGTTTCCTCTTGGAATGGTGTATGGACTGGAAAATATGAACGTTGTTTTTAAGAATTGAAAGGGGTAATCCCCCTTTCTTTTTTCATGTATTCGTCCTAATAATTTCACCTGATAGAGTGATTTACTTGTGAAATGATCGGGTTTTCGCTCATCGTGCTTCCTCCTTTAGTGATTGCATATCAACGTTTAAGACTTGAAGCATCCAAAGAAGAGTAGCCATTCCGGCAACAGCTTCTTTATCCGCTCCATTCGAACGAACTCCTCTTTCTCCAAAGTCGTTCATTCTCTCTATTATTTGATTTTGTTGCTTTTTATTGAGTTTCATATGTTTTCTCCTAACTGAAAGTCGCTTCCGGCTCTTCATCTGGTGTCACTTCATCCTCTTCCCACTCAATATCAAGGTCGAGCTTCACATCGTTTTGACTTAATCTCATTAGCAAGATTTCAAATTCGTTTAGATGTTTTAGTGACTTCAATTCGTTGCTCGTTCTATAGTCGATATCCCATTCCTTTTCTCTTTTTTTATAGATAGAAATTGGTATCTCAAAATTCATATCTTCGTCATGCTCACATTCAAAAAATATTGTGGCGTATTCAAAACTACTCCATGATCTGTCCTCATTACGCTCAACTTGAACACTAACCTCCACCGCTTCATACTCTGGACCAGCTTCAAATTCAACTTCAAGGCCGTCAGTTTCTACTTGCTTTGCCACATACTTCTTCCATTCATTAAAGAGGTCAGATAGTTTGATAGTCTTTTCTTTTTCCTCGATCATTAAATTCTTGAAGTTCTCAAGCAGTTTGCGGTTATCAAATGACGCTTCTTTTATCGTTTCGACTAGCACATGATCCAGCTTGGTGATGTATTCTGAGTAATCGTAAGTTTCAAGGTACGGGACAATGACACTTTTCAACTTGTTTTCAATGACTTTTCTTGCTTCTCCACCATATGAAGCAAACAGATCTTCAAGCGCTTTTGAAACGCCTTGTTTCAATTGCTCTGCGATCAGATTTTCAACGATTCCATTTTCTAATTGTTGTGCAATAACATCTTTAATATTTTTTTCAAGGTTCATTATTTTTTCCTCCTAAGTCGTTCCTCAAATTTATTTCCAAAATACGAACACAAGTTCTATTTTATAGTGTATAATACGTTTATTCTTGTAAAAAGGTGGTGAATTCAATGGCTAAAAATAAATCTGAAAATCTTTTAATTACTTTTCTAGCCTCAGTTTGTATCACGATGATTGTATTAAAATTAGTTCCAACACTAGCAGGGAAATAAATCCCTGCTTCTTTATTGTCCAAGTCCCCCCATCAACCCAGCGACAGCAATGATCCCCATGAAAGCCAGAAGCGTGAAGATAACAGGCCCGTTTGACTCACGCTTTGCCATGACTACATTTCCTTCGATGACCAAGTCAGGACAACTATCAGCAAGCACTGGTACAAAAAATTTCGGTACGCCTAAGTGAGCAGCTGCATCATCTATTGTCATCACTTTGTTTTTGCAGGCTTTGACAGCCTGTGAAAGCTCGACATGTTTAGGTAAATTCATGGTATTTCCTCCTTCGCAGGAGATGAACCCCTGCTATCGTTTAGTTTTATAACTGAAATCAAATCTAACTCGGTCAAAACTTCCTTTAATCGTTTCAATGATTGTGTGACCGTGTTCGGGAGCCTCTATGTAATGCGCTGTGTTGTTGATCCCGTCCAGCACGATCACTTGTACCTTTCCTTGTTCAACTAATGTTGTGAAAGGCTCGTTTTTTGTTAATGAGATAGCCTGTGGTCTATTCACAATCTCCACTCCAATGTGATATAATTAAGGTTCCTAAGTTTAATTACTCACATTGAACTGATGTGAATTCTACCGCTGAGACTCGACGGATTGACCTGTGCGCTGCCAACGCCAGTCTACACGTCTGAGTCTCTTTTTATATGGCTTGGGTGGATGTTGCTGCCTATATACTGCTAGTTCTTCCTCTGACATAACCCACGCTTTCACTGGACCTGCTTTGTATGGATTCGCTACATTTTCCAATATGCTCACCTCCTTTTATTCGTCACGCTGCGGAACGTTGAGATTATAGATTCTTTCGAGTTCTTCGTCAGACAGTTTTTCACAATGCTCACGCCCATAAGCGCCGTTTGAAAGACTCAACCACTCGATCATTAAAGCTCTATCATCACTGGTCATCACTTGATGCCTCCTCTCTTTTTGAGATGGCGCATGGCTGCTGTTTTTAGTTGTTTCGGACAATCTTCATATCTCGCAATGACTTCCAGCTGGCGTGCTGTCGCTTTTTCAAATGGCAACAGGATGCTTTTTCTTTTCATGCTTGTACTCCTTTCCTAGCGCGCCGCCTTTACGTGGTTCGATCTTTCCTAACTCAGCTTGGTCTATAATCAGCAGCAGAATTTCAACGACATTGCGGGCCAAACGGTTTGCAATGTGTCTGATAGGCTCATGGTCCTGCCACATTTGTCTAAATAAAATGATGTCTTTTTCATCCCATATGAAATCGCTGTGCGGACAAGCGTAGTAAACCGGTTGTTGTTCGAACAGCCTGCGTAAATCTCTTTTTTTGTAGCTCATTGCGCTTTTTTTGATATATATAGGCTCGTTTGCGCCGACACCGTTCGGACGCTCTTTGATCTTTCCTCGTTTGCTGAAATCAATCATCAAAAGCAAAACTTCTTCTGACGGTCGGTTAAATAACTCCGCCATCTCTTCGATTGACCTGCCATCGTACCAGTAATCCAAAAATCGCTTGAGGCCAACAATCGTCCATTCGAAATTGACATGATTCAAAATGATTCTAGTGACACTCATTTCGCAATTTCCTTTCTGCGACCAACCTCTTTGTGTACAACATGCACAGATGTCGTCAGATTCTTTTCTACGAGCCAATAAAGTGGGTTCAACCCATTCACTACTAAAATCTTCCTTTCGGCTCTTGTGGGCTTTCTACCGCCTTTTTTCATGATCGTTCCTCCTTGTGTTTTTCATACTCATTCAGACTTGCTTGCAGCTGATCTATTAAACTATCAACCTTCTCGGAAGTGATGATACTGTTCATGCTTACACTCCTTTAGAACGGCAATGCTTCTTTACGCTTGTCCGATGTGTCTTTAAAGATGATGTACTGCTGTTTTTGGGTGATGCGTGATACTAACTTGCTGTCATACATTTGATACAGCTTTTCGCTAGTGAGGTTTGTTGTATAGATCGTCACTTTATCCTGCCGAGCAGATGTTACTTTGTAGATGAGACGATGAATGAAATCGCTGGCTTTACTATCCGAATGTTCTGATCCTGTTTCTGCACCGATGTCATCTATCACGAGATAATCGGCTTCACCCATCAACTGAGTCACATATGCTTCTGTGTACTTGCTCTCTTTGTTGCTGAATGAATCTTTAATTGCTGTAGCCGCATCTTCCATATTGATAAACAGACATGATCGGCCTTTGTCTTTTGGGTTATTGGGATCAGGAGGCACATTAAGCTCTCTAAGTGCTGCATATGCAAGGTGACTCTTCCCCACTCCCGGGTGGCCCTGCAAAAATATGTTGAACACTTCACCTTGTTGCAAGTGTTTAACAAGATCCATCATTCTTTTTTTATTCTTGGTCTCTTCTGGCTCAGCAACATTGTAATTTTCAAATGTTGCTTGTGAGACAGTTCGATCCCTGAACATGCTACGTTTTTCCAACGTGTTAAATTTTTTCTGTCGCTGGCTATATTCAATTTGACTTTCTAATTCTTTTTGCAATTTCTTTGACTCTTCTTCCAGTTCACATCGTGGGCAAATTACTTTCCCATTCATGACCATCATTCGGACAGGTTTTACAACATCTTCACTGCCACGAGTGTATGTGTGCTTATTACAGTACTCAGAATGGAAGGTCATTTTGTCGGTTACTTCGGCTGCCACCGCCTTTATGCTGTGCACGCTTTATCACCTCATCACTGTTGTTTAAGTAACCTTCGAATTTTGTTCCGAAAAGTGTTTCGGGACGAAGGAATTTACTCATGTCAGGGTTATCACGCCATTCAAAGCATTTTGCTAAGATGACCTTTTTAAAATCATCAAATCTAAACCCCTCGTTCCATCTTGCTTTTATTAGTTGCTGTGTCTTTGGTGTGGTGTGACGGTAATTTTTCTCTGACATTTGATTGAGAAGATCCGTTATGAGTTTGAATGGGATTTCTGATTCATCCACAGTCGGGTTTCCCGACAATATATCTTTATTCTTCTTTCTTACTTCTTCTTTCTTACTTCTTCTTTCTTGTTCGTTACTTTGCGTTACTGTAACGTTACATGTAACATTACCGCTAGTTTCTAGAGCAAGAGCCTTCTGTTTTTCCCTATGTTTGGCTACTCTTTTCCTAGTGTCTTCTCTGATTTTATTCATCGCATCAACATTTTGATGTTTTTCCCAATTGCAAATACTTATATAGTGGTTGTCGTTAATCTCAATCATGCCGAATTGCTTAAAAGTATTGAGAGCCATTCTTACGACTCCTAAAGGTCGATTAAAAATAGCTGACAACATTTCCTCTGTGTATGGTACATTTTCGCTTAAATATATATATCCCGACGCGTTAGTTTTACCAGCCTGAGCAAGTAATTTGACCCAGATAATTAATAGTGTGTCAGATTCAGGCATTTGCTCAATTAACTTTATTTTTTCGTCATCAAACATATTGGTGCTCAATTTCACAAACTTGATTTCAGCCATGATTTAAAGCTCCTTTTGTATTTGCTGCTATCCAAGCTTCTACCGCTTTTCGTGAATATCTTTTATGCTGACGTGGAGCACCAGGTAAACTTGTCAAATCGAGAGTCGGGAAATCTGGTCGATTAAAATAAAGCTCGTCTGCTGTAGCAGCAGTACATTTTAAAATGTTTTCATATACCTGTTTTTTTGTTAGCAGTTCATCTTTGGAAGCGATAATCATTAACATCTCTTCAATTTTTGGAATTAATGCGGCACTCACATTTGCGATAATGCTATTTGTAATTATTTCAAGATCAGAATCTTCAAATTCAAATTTCATTTCACTTTACACCTCACACCTCTTTTTATGATTAGGCTTGTCCTTCAAAAAAAGGTGAAACAAAAGTTTCAAGCCTCTTTATTTTTTTTGTTCTTCTCTTTTTTTACTGGTGTGTAATAAGGTGCCACAGCCTCAGTAAAAAGTTTTTCTCTGTCTTCTGTTCCAAAGAAAACTTCTCCGAGAAACAGGTTGCTTTTTCTCTTTTGCTTTTTCTTAGCCATAAAGATCACCTCGACACATAATATGCAATGTGGACAGTAGGACTACCCTTCGAATTTTGATCACTATAGGAAGCACTCTATTTAAAAAAAATAAGCCGGTGGCAAATTTAATTTTTCACTTAGTTGAACTAAAGAAGAGTGCGACGGGTTAGCTTTCCCTTTTTCCAACTTACAAACATAAGAGCTAGAAAATCCTGTAACCAAACCGAATTGGCGTTGAGTTTCATTTCTTTCTGACCTTATTTTTTTAATTTTTTCTGCAAAAGAAGCAGTTTCGCGGTTCATTGTTTTCACCCCCAAACGCTTCCTTTAGGAAGCACAAGTAAAATATACCAGCCTTTAGCTTTTTGTGCAACCATTATTTTTAAATGTTTCTTATGGGAATCTACATGTTATAATTATTTTATAATTATTTGTTGCGGTGTTATTTAGTAATACACCAAAACACAGTGGCATTAAATCGAGGTGACCTTATTTATGGACAAGAAAAATGAATCAATCGGTACCAACTTAAAAAGGTTAAGAGAAGAGCACAAACCAAAACTTTCTATAAGGCGACTGGCTCAAGAAGTTGGTTTAAGTAACGGTTACTTATCAAAACTTGAAACAGGCAAAATCAAAAGCCCTTCTTTGGAAGCTTTGACAAAACTTGCAGATTTTTTTAATGTTGATCCCACTTACTTTGTGACTGATCCAAGGGATCTTGAAAAAATGGGTAAAGAAGCTGAGAAAGTAGTTTTCGCGAAAGAACTAACTCTTGAGAATATCAAAAATGCAAACATTATAGATGCAGATGGCAAACAAATAACAGATGATGAGCGTAATTTCATGCTAGATGCCCTTAAAAATTACAGAGCTTCTAAGGCTAAATTTTTAGAAGACAATTCACCTGAAGAGGATTGATTTTGATCTTCTTTTTTTGTTGCTTCTATGATCTCCATTAATTCTTCATATTTTATAGCCATTTCTCTTCCCTCCAAGGAATACTTGTTCTATGTACGGTTTTATTTATATTGGATATATTTAAAATAATTTCCTGTTTTCTTATTTTAAAAAAACAGGAAACTTCCCTAGAAAACACGAAAGACGATACCAGATTATAGGTAGCGTCTTTTTCACATCTTATATTTACATTCCTGGTCTTACATCTTTTGTTTCATATACTGTTTCTGGGTTGTTAGTGATAAATGAGTGAATTTCCGAAACAACTATTGTTGCTCCTAGTGTAATTGTTAAAACAATTACATTGAAACGTTTAGTCAT